ATCTAGAATCATCTCCTGAGTACCTGATAAACGGTGGACACTCATCGTCATTCACTTCTTCCAAAGAGTCATCGTCATCCTCCTCCTGGTTGTCGTATATCTCTGGAAAAAATGAACCGATGTGATCACCCACAGTATTCATAGCACAATACTTTGTGGCATATTCAACATCTTCTGCCGTGACGGTGTCACGACCTGTTGCTTTACAGTATTCACATGCGATGAGCATACTTCGTTCGATGACGGGTGTCATTATATCAATCATTGACGTAATGTATTGTTGTTCCATTACGTATTAAATATCATTCGCATCATACCTTTATCCAATCTAAGTATGTTATAACTTAAGGCGTAGACGTGAAGTGTTCGGTCATAGGTTGTATTTTCGGTGACATTGGCCGTGATCAATTGATTATTGATGAGGCTAAAGTTCACCTGTCCCGTCGGTTGTGCCTGCTCAGGTTCACATGCGAAACTGTAACTGTAGAATCTTCGTATGAGTGGTGTTTTGGAATGATGGATTGCGGGCTGAATAGACTTGAGAAATACAAAGTTACCTGTATCCTTATCAAGAATTGGTGTATCGTTGAGCGACAACTCCAAACTTTTCAGATTTTCGTAGAAGATGAGTTTGTTCTCACTCGTGATCTTGTCGTTGTCGTAGTCAAAGGGTGACACGAAGTCCTCATATCCCTTATTGTTGACCCGTCTGATCACAAAATACAATTCCTTGACTGGATTCACGAATTGTGTTCTGATCTTGTGAGACTCTATCGACTTTGGTATAGTGTAGGTACCCTGCTGTAATTGTGTGATCACGTAATCCTTTTTATGTTTTTTTATGAAGGTCCGTTCGTACTCGTCAAGAAACACCATCTCTAGGCAGACTTTACAACTTTTAATCTGGTTAGGGAACAGTCTAGAAAACTCCTGGTCGACGTTGACGATGATGGTTTCGGTCTGTTTTATGATCTGTTTGGTACGTGTCGACCTATTTGGAAATGATTGGTTATAATTAAACAATGATATTAAATAGTGCCCATTAGGTGATACGTGACCAATGCCACCTGTCTGACTGGTACTCGTATCGTTTTCCTGGAGTATACGTTTCCACGTCAAATCTTCGTATGTGTATATACGGATGATTGTACGATCGGGTGTAGATTCACTTGATACATATGATAAAGTATTACCATCATCAGTCATGTTGAATTTTTTGAATGTGTCCAATCCGACAAATAATGACGACTTGTTATTCCAACCACTCCCATCGTATTCGTATATATAGGTAAATGTCGACGTAACGAATACGGCTATTGTACCGTCTTTAGATAGAGCGAAGTCCAATACATTCGTCAATGTTGAAATTGGTAAACTCGAAATGGTACCATTTTCGGTAACCGTAAATATACGGATTATTTCGCTTGTTGCGTCGTATTTTATAAATCGGTTCAAATCGTGTGATACTGCATATATGGGAAATGGGAAGGTGTTTTCTTCTATGGTTCTGATAAATAGACCCGTAATCGAATATATCCGAATCGTGTCATCATAAACAGTCATGGTTGTTTCATCGTTGGATATCTGAATATCCTTACCCACTATAAAGCTGTTAATGTTCGGAGTTGTGTCGTCAATATAAAATATGTTTCTGTATTTGTACAAACCATACAATTCATATATAAATATCTTGCTATTGACCCTATCAATAATAGACACAAATCTACCTGGGGTAGAAATAACAATCTTGTCTATAATACCACTCCCAATAGAGAAGAAATTATTGGTCGTTGATTCTCTATATTCGTTGAATGAGAATACGGGTGATATTCGCGAATAAATGCGAGCGAACGTTCGTATCACAGTCGCTTTAGTGAGTCCGTTATCAGAAATGTAAATATCGGAAATCGGTCCAGCTATGAAATTTGTAATGTTCGTTCTATATCTCGTATCTTCATTTAAAAGTTCCACTTCTCGTGTATCGAGTCCCAATGCCTGATAGCCCGCACCATATACATTAGATCCAGTATCTACTATATCTTCTACACCTTTAATAACGATGTCGTCATAATTTTCCACTGATCGTGTAATCTGTTGAAGTTTGATGTAGTCGGTTTCGTTGGGTGCCTTTTTGATTGTAAGTATAGTATTCGTGTCATCTACACCTGAATATATACCATCACTACCTTGGTACCTGTATACCTCACTCCATTGTGTCGTGAGTGTGTTATAATTGTATAATATACCCACACCCGTAAGGGTGATGTTGTATGGTTCACTGGCGTTATATACGAAGAAAGATGTTCCACTTTTAGTAATGGATATCTGATCCAGTTCATATAGGATTATATTCTGACCAAACCTCAACCATGCATCTATATATACATACACGAAGATTGTGTCGACTCTGGCTATGAAAAGTTTTGACCCGTCATAAGAAAGTAGTATTCTGTAAGTTTCACCTGTCTGATCTTTCAATATGAAATCACCCACCCGAATATTTGTACTTCTATCTATTACTTCAATAAAAGAGTCATTTTCTATAGCGTAAACATTACCACTCCGTGAAATCGCAGCCAGGTTACTGATACTCCTAAAATCGTAGCCAGTTCCATTCCATTCCCATAGACCGTAGCCTATTTGAGCAACGACGTTGCCGTCATCCGAAAAATGGACATCACCTGATACACTATCAGTTGACCTCTGTACCCACTGATCATCTTCGTAACGGTAAATACCCGACGAGTTCACGATGACATTCAATGCGGGTGATACGATACCGTCACCAACGAAGGTCGTCTGTCCTGTAATTTCGATGCTGTTATTGACGTTAGAAGCGAAGGATAATCCATCATTCGATACAACCATGATATTGGACGTAAGTACTTCATTCGACTCAACTTCGTAGTCCAGGGTAACTGTTTGAACAGCGTCGTCGACAGGTGGGTCCGTCCTGACGACACAGTCTTCAATTTCCCTAAACTTAATCTCGATGGTGACTTCTTGGTAGCACATGGCACAGAGTGGGATGGCAAGTTCTGGTTTCTGGTAAAAGTAAAAGGGTATGTCGATGAACAGTTTACGAGATGTCGTGGCAGGTCCAAGATGTCCCAAGATGACACCACTCGCCACCGGCACATTCGACGTACGATCAGGGTATTTACCAATCAATTTTTCGAGGGCTTTCTGCTTGGTCTGTGTATAGTTATGTTCGGAGTATATCTGTAGATAATCACTCGGGATGTGTTGGATTTTTTCATCCCCGATGTACATGTCGACGTATTCAATCATGGCGTGACCGATCGATTCGATATAGCCGATGCGAGTGATTTCGGCTTCGGCTATGGGATTCAGTTCGACGTCTAAACTAATCGTCTTGATCAGATCACCTTGATCTTTGGGAATGGTGAGACGAACCGTCTTTCCAAATTCTGGATCACCATCGACATCCAGCTTTACAAACTGTGTCGTATAATTCGTATGTTTTTTGAATAACTGCACGAAGTGTGAATAGTCTGGTTCTTCCGTGAAGTATATGTCCTGGACACCCTTCGTTGTAAGCTGAATCCGACCAGCCATTACTACTATACCCCTTTAAAATTTTAAACCTGCGAGACCGCTCTGGATGTGTAGAATATTGTAGTTGATGGCGTATACTCTGACGAGTACGTCGTCCGTGGATGGTTCAATGGTGATCGTCATACGTTTGTGAAAGATGCGACTCATGTTCACATGCCCCGATGGTGTATGTTGTTCAGGGTTATCAGCAAAACTGTAGACACCGAACGCGTATCCCTCTTCTGGGCTATTCACGTGATGTAAAAGTGGTTGTTCGTAGGTCAGGAAAAGATGGTCAGCGTCGATGACATTCATATCATTAAAGTCTAACGTGACGTGTTCAATCTTTACATGCTCGTCACCCTTCTTACCGATGAACAATAATTCTCGAACAGGGTGTTTAAAGTTGAGCATGAAGGTCTTACGGGTTTCACCTGGTTTGAAAAGAATCTGTGACACTTGGAGTTGTGTGATGAGGTACTCCAGGGGCATGGACTGGAGATACATTCGTTCTTCATCACTCACGAAAACAAACTCTGTATCCAGAGACATGTTCTTTATGACCGAGTCAACACCAGACGAAGGAATCGTTCCATTGATGATGGTCTCCAATGGATTAAGTTTAATCACGACTTCGACGAGTTGTTTAGAGATGGCTGCCGTCGGTATCGACAGTGGGGATGCTCTGTTAAAATAGAATGGGATATCTATAAAGAAGGTATAGTCACCCGTGTAATCAAGAACCTGACTTCCGTGACCGTTCAGAAAGTACAGCGTCTGTTCAGCATCATCGATCGTATTTTGAAGTTGTTGTTGCATGTACATGTACTCTCCGGTCACACGTTCGATGAGTTGTCCACCAATGTACAGGTCAACTGTATCTATCAATCGCGTACAAAGAGACGGTACATATGTCAGGCCACCACCAGGTGCAGTCAAAAGAAACTTGACCGTCATACCCTTGATGAGGTCGCCTTTATTCTGTGGAATGATACATCGTAGTTCCTTCCCAAAGTCGACAGTGCCATCGAAGGGTGTTTCGATTTGTTCCAGAGCAAACTTTGTGTGTTTTTTAAACTTTGTGAGAAAGTATGAAAAATCTGGATCACCTGTGAGCCAACGATCCTGAACGCCGGTCACTGCGAGTTTTGCAACCCCGGACATATCTACTATGTGTGAGTAAAATTTTATGAAATAAAACGGGACACTACAGTAGAATGAATCTTCAGTTGAAGAAATTCAACCCCGCGACCATGACAGATGATCGTGTGTGTGTCTTCATAGGTAAGCGTAACACGGGGAAATCGACATTGGTCAAGGATATCATGTTCCACAAGAAGCATCTTCCAGCTGGGATCGTGCTCAGTGGTACAGAGGAAGGGAACCACTTCTATTCCGAGTTCATTCCAGACCTGTTTGTTTACGGCGACTATGATCGAGAGGCGATCGAACGTGTCATGGCTCGACAGCGTAAACTCGTTGGCAATGGAAAATCAAATTGTGGAGCCTTCATGTTGTTGGATGATTGTATGTATGACAACAAGTTCTTGAAGGATACCTGTATTCGTCAGTGTTTCATGAATGGTCGACACTGGAAGATCTTCTTCATGTTGACGATGCAATACTGTATGGATCTACCTCCAGCACTCCGAGCCAACGTCGACTACGTTTTCCTTCTCAGAGAGAATATTCTTCAGAACAGGGAAAAGTTGTACAAGTCATTCTTCGGAATCTTCCCATCCTTCGACATGTTCAACAAGGTGATGGATGCCTGCACAGAAAACTACGAGTGTCTCGTGTTGGACAATACAGTCAAGTCCAACAGGATCCAGGATTGTGTGTTCTGGTACAAGGCGAGTATTCGCAAAAATTTCCGAGTCGGTGGTCCTGATCTATGGGCGGCACACAAAAAAATGTACAATCCCAAGTACATGTCTCAACAAGAAGGTGATGCGAAGAAGGCGGGTAAAAAGACAGCGTTGACCATCACGAAGAAGAAATAATCAGGCTGCGTGTTTCTCTTTTGTAAAAAACATAGAACACTATTAAATGACGGACATCCGTACTATGAATTTATCCGACAATGGTGACAGCGGTATGGTATCGTTGAACCCTTCGACGTCATTTGTTTCGCAGAATTCCGAGGAAAAAAATGTCAGTGAAAATAAAGTTACCATGGACTCTACACCGATTGCCGAACTCATGGGACAACCCGAGGCTGTTGAACAGCAGATGATGCCTGCTCAGATGCCCATGCAACAAATGCAGATGATGGCCCAGGCTCCCGCCCCACAACCCGTGATGACCGAACCCGTCAAGGCTCCCGAGTCCAAGAACCCCTTCAACCTGACTGATCAGCAGATGCAGGCTCTTCTCGTTTCCGCTTGCACGGCTGCGGCGATTAGCACACCCGTGCAAGAGAAGCTTGCGACTATGGTTCCTCAGTTTCTCAACGACGCTGGTCGTCGTAGCCTCATTGGCCTTGGTGCGACCGGTCTCATCGCTGCCATTCTTTTCCACATCAGCCAGAGCTACGTGCTCAAGGCTTAGGGTACCTGTTCCCATCCCATGTTACTGTAGATCGACTTGTCTACGCCCAACATGTACGTAAGCACCGCACCAACTATGAACGCGGCTAGAAATAAGAGACTCACTTCCAAACTCTTTTTTCTATCCTTGCCATAATCCTTAATCTGCCCCTTCAGGGTCTTGACCACACGCGTCAGACCTTCCACAAGAATGAAGGCGATGATCGTCGACGAAAAGAAGAAACCCTTGTCCACAGCCAATTGAGGTACCTGACCTACGATGAGACGGAGTGCGTTGGGGATGACGATGGTCATAAGTGTAATGTTCGCCCAGTAATCCCTTGTATACATGGGTACCATGGGTAAAGCAAATACGAGAACCCACATGATGATCGCCGTGGCGACTGTCGCGACGGGTGTTTTCATTTGATGTATGCATAGATTATTTATCCTGGACGTGCATACCACAGAATGGTGTTTCGTTGGGGATGGGTTCGTAGATGTTCAAACGAACACAGATGGCTTTGAGTTTGTTGTACTTGTCCCAATACTTCTCCGAGTGATCGTACTCATCAACCATACAATGTGTAAGTTCATGGATGAGGACATGGAAAATTTCATTCACTTCACCGTCGATGCACAGACCAATCTCAGCACCCTTGTTGAGATTGTAGCCGACTGTACCACGAAGTCCGTAGTGGGCAGTGATGGGGATACAGTGTTTGAGTTTCTGAAACTCTGTACCGTCGACATTGTTTCTCAGAATTTCGTAGCGTTCCCTGACGATTCGTAATTTTTCAGGTTCAAACGTCGACATGTAGATGTAGATATTAATAATGAGTAACGCTACGACGACTATCATTTTCTATATGTAAATATAAATTTGCT